AAGCACCGTAACCACCAAGAACACTAAAATCAATTGAATCAGAGCTTGCGATAGTTTGCGCAGTTGGTGCGATAAGCAGGGGTAAAATAATTATATTAGGTTCTGTTATTGCAAATTGTTTGTCTTTTGCAGGTGCAGCTAAAATTGCTGTATATGAACCACCCAAAGTTTCAGAAAAACCCGAAGCTGTTACCAGTGCATTATCATCAATTTCTTGAACATATGTAGATAATTGATTTGTATTAACTTGTCCATTTACTTCTGGTAAATACAAAACTGGAATTTGCGCTCTAATCCCTGCATAATCTACAGGGTTTATTCCATCAATAGGTGCTACTGTAAATTTTACAAAGGTATCAACAATCTCTACGTCTTCCCAAGTAAGTGTAAAAAAACTTCCATCCGGTTGGGTAATTATGTATGATTGATCTCCAAACATGCCGCAACCTGCATTTCTCTTCCTATAGATTGCTGTGGCTACGTCTACGGCATCATAAGCACCTGCTACGATAATCCATACCGAGTGGGCCGGAACTCCATCTGAGTCAGTTGTGGGCGTATTATTTTCATATACAAAGGCATCCGTTATTCCTGAAATGTCTTTTAATGCTGCTAGTAAACTTGGAGCAAAACCCTCACTTGCTAAAGCAACCGATTGTTGCCGTCTTATTCTTAAATCAAAGTCTGTTTCTTCATCTTCACCGATAACACTTTGAGGTGTTGGGTTATTAACTGAAGTTACACCAAGTACAATTGTTACTGGAATATTTATTGTATTTGGAGTTGTTAAAATCTGTCCAGAATTTACAGCTTGAAATAGTAGTGTATAGGGACCAGAACTAGCAATTATTTCAGTTGCAACAAGTTCCCACTCGTTGCCATCTGAATCTGTAGCGGTGTAAATAGATTCAAAGCTTTGGTCTAATCCATACAAAGTTAGTGCTTGAGATACAACAACATCAATCGGTGTCCTTGAAAAAGTTCCACCCTGTCTTTGTATTCCGTTTAGGGCCACACGTTGATCTAAAACTTTTCCTAGTGATGTATCGGGGTCAAATGAATTATATATTTGAGTTAATAAATCCAAATTATCTAAAACAACCTGAGTAAAAATATTAATCATTTGTCCATCTGGCGAATCTTGATCTAGGTTTATATCACTACCATAGATAGATTTAAAGTTGGTTTCAAAAAATGTTATTAATTCTTCTCTGGTTTGAGTCTGTAACCCATTAGCATCTAATATATTTGGCATCTAAACCTCTTGTTCTACTGTATCGGTTATTTGTCCGTAAATTGTGTTTACAGTGAATTGTATCAAAAAAATTCTACCTTTGCCAACCTCTGTAATGACCTCACTAGCACTAATTACATTCGGTGTATTTAATATTCTGGCAGTTATTGCTATTTTTAATTCTTCAGAATCTTTGGAACCATTGAAGTAAAACCAGTCAATACCTTCAGCAAGATCAAAGAAACAATCGCCTAGAAAAGATTTCAACCTAGTTTCTATCATCTGAATTACTGCGTTAACGTCTTTTTTATAATCGTTTTTACCCTTTCCGAGTTGCCAGTCTTTTGTTCTGTCTATTGATCTTACTTTCATTCTAATAACCCTTGTATTTTTGTTGCAGTTAATGCCAAAGCAACTTGACTTGCAGTGCTAATTGCAACCGGATTTCCAACAACACAATTTGTCGTTGTGATCGCTTTAATTCCTGTAATTAATTCCTGCAACAACTCTCCTAATTTACTAGAAGAATTTTCTATCAATATTGTATCGCTTTTTAGTTTTATATTAGTATTTTCATTAAATATGTGAACATTGTCAGAATCATAGTTTTCTATAGATTTTGAAAGTGGCCTGATACCTACTAGAGCAATTCCATCTGATATTGAGTGTAGTCTATTACTGGAAAGCTTTGCATCAACCTGTCCTTCAAACCAATTATCAATATCCCTATCATTAAATAAAACTAAACAAGCATCACCCTTTACAATTGGGAAAGTTATACCACCATTCCCACCTGACATAATGACAGTTGGGCAATCAATTAAAATAGGATAAGAAACGTAATCTTCTTTGTATTTTCTGTTCCCAGTTACATCTGAGGCCCTAACGGAAATAGTCTTCTTATAACTTATTTTGATTTGGCATGTCTGATCTGAAGAATCAAAGCTATCTACTTCACCAACTGAATGGCAATTTAGGTTTATCAACATATCTTTTTTATGTATGTCTAAAACGTCCTTCAAGCTTACTTCTGCTAGTGCTCTACTCATAATACCTTCACAAATTTATTTGTACCAAAGAAACACTCTACAGTAGTAATTGCATTACCTGAAACACTTTTTGAAATCATTCCAGTATGTTTAAGTCCTACTATTTTATACTCTCCACTATATGAACTCGTTTCACTTGTTAATGCTATTGTTTGGCCAATAAGCAATCTAGGGTCAAATACAATATCAAATGTTAGCATTGCATTTTCTCTAATAGGTGTCCCTAGAAGCCCTGTTGATGCGTCTATTGATTGAAGCGCACCGTTTATAGTTTCATTTTCACCTAAAAAATAAGCCTTGCCATTATCTATATAAAAATTTTTATCCGCAAGGCCATTGATAGTATCAATCGGATTTCCTGAAAAACTATTTCCCCTACTTATCGAACCCTCTATAGTTCCGCTTTTTCCGGCCTCAACACCATATGGTTTAAGCTGCTTTACAATATCTTTGTAAATTGCATCTTTGGTTGTGCCTTTTGGATATTGAGATTTTTTCAATGTTGCATTAGCATATGCAAAACCTGCATCAAATAATTCAATTGATGTTACCATGTCCACGCCCTCTCTGACTGATCTGCAAAGAGAAACGTTTCCACTAACTATTTCTGATAAATCATCTCCATAGCCTGCCATCAACGTTATTTTTTTAATTAAATTATATTCTATCCTGTCTTTCTGTATGCTATCTCTAGTTTTCTTAGATAGATTATAAATTCTGATACTGGCACTATTAGCAGAACTTAAGGTATTTCTAACAATGCTAAAATAAACAGAAAAAGGAAGTTCTATTACTACCTGAGTTTCTTGACCTTCATTGGTATCTATATATAACTTGTAATTTCTACTAAACTTGTCCACTTAAAAATTCCTCAAATTCATCAACTTCACCTTCAGTTAAAATAAATAGCTTACTATTTTCCGAATTAAAATCTTCACTTAAAGTTGGTTCTCTGTTTTCAACTGACATACACGCAAGGCCGAATGGAATTAAATTTCTAAATTGATGTAATATATTTGGAGTATTACAAATTCTAATATTATTAACTATGAAATCATTATAAGTTAAATTTCTGATGAACCACCCCAATTGCATTGGCATGTAATATAATTCTAATGCAAAGCTTGAACCGTCATCAAGTATCAATGTCATTTCTTGCCAAGGAGAGTCCGTTATTTGTTGAATTTGTTTCATGCGTACATACTCCTTGCCGAAGTAGTAGATTCAACGCCTCGCTGACTTCCATTATTTTGCTTTGATGCGTCTTGGAAAGCAGATCTCCCTGCAAAAATTTTTATTTCTGATTTAGTTTCTGCAAAGTGTAATTTTTTAAAAGTTAGTTCAAAATCACTTTTATTTTTATCATCTTCATCTTGAACAACACGCATTGTCTGAATAACCATATTATCTAAAATTAGCCAAGGCGTTTGGATAGTAAAAAGCGCCCTGTTTTTCCAATAAGAGTAAAGTGTATCAAAATATTTTTGTTGTTCGTTTTGAATTCCCGATTCTGTAAAAGTTTGTATTGCAGCACCAACTAGATTATCGGCAAGTTGATATGCCTGAAACGCAATGTTAAACGTCCTTTCAGCTTCCACCGTTAGCTCTGGAACATATGCGCCAACAAGATATAATTTATCTTTTATGGTTCTAGCTATCTCTAAGGCCTTTGGAAGAACATTATTTAACTCTCCAATAAGTCCTCTTACTGTTACCACTTCAGGCTTCAGTGATATTTGATCATTCAAAACTGTATTATCTTCTGCTACGTGGTCGGTTATATCACTTGTCAATGAAATAGTATTTTCGGCCTCAATGTGAAATAGAAGAGATTTTTCTAGTGTTCCATCTTTTCTTTGTGCTCTATACCCCTTACTCTGAGGTGTCACCATTGCTATTGATGCTAGGCCGTTTACAGTATTCATTGAAGAGGATAAACCAGATAAATTAATAGTCATTAGTTCGCTGCCCCTTGATTGTACTGTCTAAAGGTTGTGTCGATTATTCTTGCAAAATCATTTCTAACAACATCGGCATTTTCGCCATTATTATTGAAATGTATATTTTGATTAATATTATTTGTTTTATTTGATGGTGTCATAATAGCTTTTGCGTTTGGCATATATGATTTTTCAATTGCCTTATCACTTGCTTCTTTATTTAGTTGTGCTTCTGTTTTTGGCATAAACATATCTTTTATCCAACCACCTGCGTCTGACATTGTTTCAAGTATTGCGTTTCCTTTTCCTATTTCCGCTGATCTGTCTGCTATATCACCAATTAATCCTAGAATTTCCTTAAATCCATCGAACATCACGCCGATAAGCCAAACTATCCTATCCAATGCCGTAGATAAAACTATTACCGCTTCAGAAAAACCCTTTGCCTCCCTACCAGACATTTTGAATCCAAAAGCAATTTTCTGGACTATTTTTCCGACCTTATCCATTGCTTTGCTAATTTCTGGCATATAAGTCACAACGAATTTACCCATAGATAACTTTAAATTATTATAAAACTCGGATAATTCAGCATTCATTTTTGCAAGAGTATTTATTTCACTTTTTTTAAATATTGGTGCACCTGCCATTTTTTCTTTAGTAAATGCCATATGCCTCATGCCTGCTATCATTGAATCGTTCAATCCAAAAGATCGCATGACAGTGTTAGACAAAGGGACATTGCCCTTCATTTTACTAGAAAATTCTTGCAGTTTTCTCATTACATATAATGTATCTTTTGCTTTATTTTCATCAAATCCCACCGCATCAGCAAGTAATGCCATTCCTTCCGGTGCTCCCTTGCCAATAAGCATGTCGCCCATTGCTTGCTGAATACTTTTAAAAGATGATTCAACCTCTTCATTGGATACATTTACTTTACGTCCGGCATATTGCCATTTTTGTAGCTCTCTTGTTGATAGGCCAGTTAATAAAGAAAATTCTTTAAGTCCTGCACCCATTTTCGAAGAAAAACTCATCATTCTTTCAATGCCAAAAACAACCCCTACTATTGCAGCTTTAGTTGAGAGGGAAGTATCAGCAACACCCTGTAACCCATCGTGTATGCTTCGTATGGCCTTACCTGTTACGTCTTTTCCCTTAACCCCTAAATCTATAAAAAGTTCGCCTATCTTCATTCTTTATTTAACTCCATATATTCTTTTTCGTAATCGTCTAAAAATTTTTCATAATGAAATGCCTGTAAAACTGTTCTAACATCTAGCATGGAAACTTCTTTGAAGGACCCATAACCCAATTTTACAAGTTTAAATAAAAAAAGAAGTGAATCGTCTTTTTTAATTATAACTTTAGGGCCTCTTTTAGTTTCGAAAAAGTTTGCTCGTATTTTGCAAAGAGGCCCTTCCCGAAAGGGTAAATATTTTCCCAAGCAATTCTTGAAATACAATCAATGTAATCTTGCCTTGCGTCCTCTGGTTCAAAAGTATCATCGTTAATTCTTAGGCCGTTATACAAAGCCTTTTCACAACACTTCATAGCTCTTTTTTCAATATCTTCTGAAGCTAAAAGAGAGCAAAAGATATCTTTAATAAAATTTATATCTATGTCATCATCTGCATTAAATTTTAAAACTTTTACTTCTTTTAGTATGGATTGGTACAATGCCCTAGCATCTAAAAAAGACGCTAGGGTGTATTTTAGTACTGCACCACTAGGTAATTTGTATTCTCTCATTGGTTATCCCTATTAGGTTAATGCTCTAGGAGCGTTTGCAAATTTTAATTCATAAATACTTACTGATTGCTCTGTATCACCTTCAGCATTGTTTTTAGCACCTACACGTTTAACGAAAATTCCACCACTCATAATATAAGTATCATTTGTAATGTTACCCTCTCCATCACCAACTTTTTTAATGAACTCTCCACTCATTAAAATAAATCCTGCAAAGTTTGAGGTTTGACTTACCAATAAACCATTAAGGAATTTGTCATCTGCACTTCCACGCAACACTCTCATATTAACAGTACTCTCTTTTCCTGTCTCATTCATGGCATAAATTACGTTTCCATTTTTACCTGTCTTAAGTGTTGCGATTTCATTTGGAAATTCCAAAACGATACAATCACCATCTACTAGATCAGAAACAACTCTATTATTTACTAAAATAGTGTCTGACCCTGTTAAACTAACTTTATTCATTTTATCACCTCTTTACTAAGCGTTAACATTTACAATTACGTTTGATTCATGAATTGCACCTGCGAATTTGATTGCCATTTGAATCAACGGAGCTTTTCTGTCTTCTCTATCTGCAGGAGATTGCAAAGCAATTGGAGTTGAATAGATATAATATCCACGTTCTACAATGTTATTGAAAAAGTCCTCTTGATTGCCAAATGTTGTTGGACTTGTCCAACTTCCTTCTGAAACAAATTGATTATTTACAGCTCTTTCACAAACAGCTCTGTAAGAAGATTTAAGAGAATCAACTCCGTTTTCTGTTTGAGCTATTTTTGTTCCTGTCTGAGCTAGAACATTAAAAGCTGCAATTTCCAAAGCACCAACGAACCATAAAAGATTATAAACATTATCAAAGAAATCATTCTCACCACTAGTAAAAATCTTTGGAACGCCTTGTATACTTATATAAGAATCTGCGCCTGCACTAACTGCTTTGTCTAAAAGCGTTTGTGTTAATACAGGGTCTGGAGTTATACCGACAAGATCTTTTAAATGCATTGTTTGAGTAGTATTTGAACCATTAAAATTAGTTGATAATGCTCGGCCTGCATAAGCTGCTACCATTTTCATTACGTCTGAATCATTATTAGCACCGTAAAATAAACACCTACATTGATCATAACTGGCCAATCTAATTAGATCAAATTTTCCTGAAGCGTCAATGTCTACAAGTGTTCTAGAACCGAAAAATCCGATCTTTTTCATAGGTTGGATTACAGCGGCCGTTAATGGTAACTCAGTTGCATCAAGCAACATTGTAGACATAATACCGAAATATTGAATTATTGATTCTGTTCTTGAAATTGCTTCTGCAACCGTTTCAGCTGCAGTATCTTCAGCTATTGTAATAACAACTGGAGTTGTATCGTCTAGTAAAGTATTACTTCCAGAAGTAAGTTCTACTACCTCACCGTAATGGCCTCTAAAATCAATTTCAAAGCCTGTTGTAAAGTCACCTGTTACAACTACGTCTTCGAGTCCTGTAATGGCCCTAACTGCCACTTGTACCTCTGCGTACGTATCATCAAAAGCTATTTCATCTGATTCAACTGCACCTAAAAGAAGTTTAAAAACCCCTGCGTCTGGTATAGCATCAAAAGAGACTAGTTGTTTTTCAGCACTAACTGGAATTACTACTAGGTATCCATTGTTAGCTAAAATATTTGGTTGTTGACTGAAAACAGAAAGAGCTTTTATATAAGTCTCGCTACTAGTGCCAAAGTCAATACCTACATCACTTGGTTCTAGATATAGTTTATATCCATCCGTCCCAAACGAGGCAGCGTATGCCTCATGTGAAAAAATTGCTAGATTAGAGGTGTTATATTCTCCAACACCTTGTCCCACTGCATTTACTGAAATATTAATCACATTTTTAATAGATAAATTCATAATTGTTTTCTCCTTATCTTATTATAGTAAAATTAAATGTCCTATTGTTCAATCAAAAAAGCATTATCACTAAAAGTTAAATATTTAATGAAGTAACGCTTGTGACTGCTTGATCTATTGCTATTTTTGTCTCAAAAATTTTAATATTACTAGTTAATGACTCTATAAATTCTTGACGAACTCTCTCCAGAATTTGATAATTACTTGGATCTTCGTTTTTAATGCCTGAGAAATATGCCAAATATGCTGGCTTAATTCTATTTAAGTTATCTTCCGAAATTTCAATCGTTAATACATTCATTATTTTATCCCTTATTGCAATGTGCCTACATTTTCATGTTTTATATAGCGTAAATTAATTTTACTCTCATTAGGAACCCCTGTTGCATTAATCGCTGAAGTTTTAAAGTTTAATGTTATAATATCACCAACGTTAATGTCCTCTATTGCCAATAATGCAAAAGATGAATATGGCACAAGTCCAGAATAAGTAGCATACATATATCTATAAGCAGTATCAACAATCACCGTTCCTATTTTCAGGTTACCTTCAATTTTTGAATCACTATCATATTCAGAAGTATAAATATATCCATAAGCTGAAATTTCAGCTTTCCCTTTTTTTGTTACTATATGCGTAATAACCATAGTTTCGGTCGTGTCTATAACTTTTGCTGTCCCTGTGCCTGTAATAACCTGAAGTGGGATTTTATTAAAACTCATAAAAATACTCCATCGTTATAAAACATCATGTTCATACCAGTAGCACCACCTTGTGACTCAGCAATAACTGAACCAAGACTAGATATTCCGGAAAGTTTTATTACATCGCCAATTTCACAATCTGTCTTGATTCCTATTGCTGCAACGTTTTCATAATCAATACTTGTAGTACTATATATTATTATAGATGAATATATCTCTGCTAATATTTCAGTATTTTTATATAAAATTAATCCTACATATGAACGGCCTGCTGATTTAACAGGGGAATTATTCATTGTAGTATATATATCAATATCCAAATGCCCTTTTCTTGTCATCGTATGACTAACAAGATCCGTTCCTGAATGTAAGACATAAAAATCTGAAGGTATATTGATTACTTTATAAGCTGTTATATTAAAACTCATTGTTACTTTCCAATCTTTCAACATAAAATTTAGATACACCTAAAACTTTACATGTGATACTAGCGTAACCCATACAATACATAACATCTGATGAATTCATTTGTCCTGTCCATATCAACCATGAGTGCGTAAATTCTGAATTAGAACTATCAACATTTTTTAATGATTGCCTTGCAAATTTAACATTAGTAGAATTTAATTTTAGTTGAGTAGTAACATGATTAACACCTTCGCTTGTATTAAATGAGTGTACTGCAACCCTAACCCTTATTCTATAAGTCTCATTGTCAAATGAAGGGCTCCAATTGTCTAACTCGATAGGGTATCCCCGAAAGAGCAATGACCCTGATCGCTCTTTTATTTCGTATGCATCTTGCTTATAAGACATACCACTGAGTCCCATTACAATGAAGAGTGTACGAACCCCATTGTATATTTATAGTTTTATTAGTTGTTCCGTCTATCGTTCCAACTATTGTTATAATTCCAGTACTAATATTTTTAACTGTTATTTTTGCGGCCGTACTATTTGCGGCCGTAGGGAGAGTAGCACTAATTGTTCCACTGCATAGAACTGTCTTGTCAGTAGCTAAGAGAGTTGCAGAGGCCGATATAGTCTTTATTTCTTCAGTGCTTGGTGATATATCAACCCATGCTGAATCACTATCACTGCCTGATCCAGATTCACAAATTTGTCCTTTGTCAACTGTAGTGTTGAAAATAATCATTCCGGCATACTGTTCTGCTATTGCATCCCTTTGCGTCGTTGTCATTCGTGGAACTAACAGAGCTTTCGTTGTTGAACTTATATTCAATGCTGCACTTTCTGTAGTGCTGTCTGTTCCAATTAGAACATCACCATGTAATCTTGTGTTTAAAGTAGCAGTAGACCCGATGGTTGTTGTGTCTTGTCCACGCCCAATTGCAGCATTTCCGAAAACGTTCTCATTGGAAGTTGAACCCCCTGTACTTCCAGACCTTGTTTGGTAACCTATAAAAACAGAATTTGCCGAACCTTGATTATTGGTTGTTCCGTTTGCTAGTTCTTTTCCAGCTTCATATCCAATTCCTACATTATAACTAGCTGACTCTATATACTGTAAACTTTTATGTCCTACACAAGTGTTTCCACTGCCTGTAGTAACACTATTCCCAGAAAAACTTCCTAGAGCGCAATTGTTATAAGCTTCAAGGACCTTTCCAAGAGTTTGGGCACCTACCCCACAGTTATTTGAACCTGTGCATTTCTGTAAAACCAATGCACCCACTCCGGTATTTGATGCGCCTGTGTAACAAAGATTAAGTACATTATAGCCGATTGCGGTCTGATAATTTCCTATATACTGAGTTGCTAAAACCCTTGCCCCTAGACCAGTGTTGTATAAACCCTGTATAGCAGAAGCATAACTACCACTGCCCACCATAGTACAACCAGTATTATTAGTTAAGTCACCACCAGAATTAATCCCTATCATGGTGTTTTCAGTTGCGGTAGTTAGATCTGCTCCACCATCTCCATTCCCTATATATAAATTTCCTGCATAAGTTGTTTGGTCAGGAACATAAATCCTTGCAACCCCATCTATCGCTATCTTTCCGGTTACATCTAAAGCCTCGCTAGGTGTTGCCGTTCCTATTCCTAATTTTGAACCGACTCCAACCAATAAGTTGTCAACAAAAGTTTTTACACCTTTAATTGATTGAGCAATTATATTAACGTATCCTGAGACTGTAGAGCTTGCAGGTTGCGTTGCTATAGCATGTTGAGCACTTGATAAATGATAATACTCGTCTGCAGTACCACCTTGAAGCCCCCCAAGGTCATTATGTACTGTAGATGCCGAGCTTGTAAAAGCAATGTCATAAGCACTATCGATCTCAGTAAATAAAACATCTGATTTTTTTATAATTATTTTTGCTGCTAGAAATGCAAAATCTGTTATATGATTAGGAAGTCCACTAGGTGGTTGAGCATCTTGCGCTTCCCCTAATTTGTAGCTATCTTGACCATAGACGACCATTATGTCGCCATCTGCATCAACGTAAACCCAGTGTACACCGTATTGTCGAAATGTTAAGTCTTCTAATGTCCCAGTTATTATATTGTTATATTGAGTGTTATCTATTTGTGTTTGATCACTTTCAATCCAATCAGCTCCGTCATAATAATAATACTCAAAGTGTCCACTAATATTTGTATCGTATCCAGTTGTAGTATTTCTAGTTAGGCCTCCCCAAATTACGCCATCTGTTACTGCAAGGTTTAAAGCTCCAGTTTCAGATATGACAGCACCACTAGTTCTTGTTGCTTCTCCATGTTGTGCTACAAATCTTGATAAAACATTTTTTCCTAATTCTGGGATAAACATCCCTGCTTTAAATAAATGAAGAGTTAAGCCTTCACTATAAACCTTACCTAGTAATATGTTAGTTCTAACGTCTGTTGGTTGTGTTGTACTTGCTTGAACTAAAGGAACACCGCCATTATAACTTACATACACATAGTTTGTTGAGTCTGCGGTTAGTGCTACCGATGCATTAGCGGCCCATAGGAAAAACAGATTTACAGCATCAATAACATTTGTAGCTTTTATAATTCCATCACCTGCGGCAACGGACAATGTACCATCTCCATTATCTGTAAACTCACCACCACCATAGTATCCTGCGGCTTGCGTGTGATCTAGCCAACGCTGCACTGTCTTTGGAGTTGAACAATTTAAACACTCAACTTCAACCTCGCTTGCAATTACCTCATGTGGGTTTCCAGTAACTATTGTTGAATGAACATGAACTTCATCAATTGCTGTCTGGACGTTGGTAGCAGTCAATCCAGAAGTTGCATTATTATATTGAACATAATCAGCTTGAATACCATTAGGCATATAAACCCAAATAGTCCCATTGCTAAAATATAATCCTGCTTTTTTTCTGTTTATAAAGTAAATACCACTTGATTTTTCTACTATATAAATTTTATCTGTTAAACCTGTTGCCAGTGGCAAGTCTGCGTAAAATTCAACACGCCCATCTATGTAAGTAAATGCGCTAGCTAAATTACTGAATTTTATATTTTTAGTTTCCCCTGCAACTACGTCTACTATTGGGATTACATCATTTGCATCCGGTGTCACTAATTCCGTTAATTCTGTTATTTTTTTATTTGCCATAATTATTACCTATAAACTTATTTTAAACCCATCTTCTTGTAATAGGAAAGACCCATTCTCTTGCAATAAAAAATCACCAACTATTGCGCCCAAAACAGGTGGTAAATAAATTCTTATACCCATATAAATAAACATTAATATAGCCCCACTAGATCGGCCGCTGTTGTTCCGGTTGAATTAATTCGTTTCATTCTGAATGGCATAACTGTTCCGGCAACTGTATTTTTTAAAACAACTGTATTTCCACTTGCTGCAATAAAAGATATATCACCACCTGTACCAATATATATGGCCCTACAAACTGTATCAAAATCTACTGTATCGCTTGGTGTGATTGCAAAACCATCAAACGCAGGTGCGTCTAAATAATTTGAATCTTTCCATAAATCTTTTCCAGCACCCATATTTACTTCTCCGTTGTTATGTCTACACCTTGGAAGGTTCCATAATAATCTGCACTTTTAACTCTCTTAATAGAGTACAGCACATTTACAGATATGTTAAATCTAAATGGTATTGCTGAACCGTCTATATTTGATAAATCATTAAACCCTGTAGGAAGTTTTGCTATTTTGAACCCTTGAGCTGCCTGAATATTCCTTGAGAACATACTATTAAGGGACATTATAACCATTTCTTTTTTATTTAATGCATCAGGCCCTCTACTCATTATGTTAATACTTATTGAGGCCTGAACATTTGTTGTGGAAACTTCATTCGTGCCATCAAAAACCGATTTTGATGCAAATGGTTTTATAGACGATATTCCTACTGCAACATATAATTTATAATCTTTTGGAACCATTACTTTTTGGTTATAGATGTAAACTTGATCATCATCTAATTCCATAAAGGTTTTAATGATATGGCATATTGTCTGAATTGGATTAAGTACCGATATGGTCCTAGTAACAGTTTCTAGCAAGCTATCGGTAACTATTATCTCCTGATTTCCAACGTCATATGGCACTGTATAAATTCCACTTGAATCTATAGTTCCTCCTATGCCAGTTCCAAGAGAATAGACATATGGTCCTGTTCCTCCAACTGCTTCAAAAACTATACTACCGCCCTCATTTCCTATATTCGTATTACTTAATAATCTAAGCATTATTATCTCCCACGTATGCGTCTACAACATGATATTCAACATAACCATAAAGATTGTTGAAAGGTGTTCTATGCATAACTCTATAGTCAATATTTTGGTATCTTATTATATCGTCAAGATTTAAAACATCTGGGTCATCTGAGTGAATCATGTTCCAATCCCAATGTCGTTGTCCTTCAGGCTTTAATTCTAGCTGTTCTGGATTAAGAGGTTGCCATACACCTTGAAAATCTCTAGGTGTTAAAACTTCAACCTCTAAAAAATTTACTATCGATTTAGTGATTATATATAAAGTCATTTTTTGCATCCAATTAGTTAATGCCGCTGAGACATTAGGGAGAGTTGAACTGTTTTGACTTAGTGAAGTATTTTTTCCGTTAATCAACTGATACCTCGCTTGTAATGCTATCTCTCAATTGTTGAGTTTCAACAAGTGTTTGATGAACTTTTTTATATTTCATATTTGATGCTTTCCATTTTCCAAAGCCACCTGAAGCAAAAGCGTCTTGCACAACACGCTCTGCAATGACTCCTAAAATTTTTGCAAGGCCTTTAAGTCCTCTTTCTTCCATTATCTTGTTAATTGTTTTTTTATTTAATAATTTTGATTTTTCTAAATATCTTCCAAACTCATCATTTATAGGTCCCCTGAGAAAAGATCTTTCCGGTAAATTTTCGGTTCCAAATTCATGTTTTAGTCCTATAGTTGCATTGCTGTCATCTTCTCCCTCGCTATTTCTTGAATCTTTATCTCCGAGTATGCCTACCCTAGCAAGAGGTTTTTCATCTCTCATTATTTTCATTAGTTTTTCCATAGGTCTAAGATCAATTTTCATGCTGTAGTAGCTCCTGCAACGTTGAACATCATTCCTGATAATTTTGGGTATATCATCATTAAATACTGCGCACCGTAAT